GGGTACTTAAGACAATTAAGCCCATAACTGATATATTACATTTTGTCCCTGGTGCGACCTGGTTTATGGCCTGGATTCGCAAATGGTGGGATGGAGAAGTAGAATTTGATCAGCTTCCTCTTGATAGAAGACAAATGGAACAACATATCCAAAAAATGGATATCTCTGATGAAGATAAAGTCCAGATGAAAGCAGCTTTAGGTTATGCAGAAAAGTTACATGAAGAATGGTTGAAAGAAGGTCGTGAAGATTGTAAATGTCCTAATGCAAATGATGGACATCACACTAATGAGTGTTGGAGCAATCAAGTTGATTGGGCAAGGAAAGTGCATAAAGATGCTCTTGCTCGAGATGGACCTATGCAACCTGAGCCTTGTGCTAGAGGTAATGATGCAATAAAGACCCAAGTTGATGCTCGTGATGATTTATATGATCGAGAAGAAACAAAGAAAGAGTTTGGTAAAGGCTTTGAAATCTATGAAAAGATGATGAAAAAGAAACCTGAATTAAAACAGACTTTTGTTCGACCTGGAGAAAAGAAACCTGTTAGTGCAGTTACGACCCCTGATGACGCTGCTGATCGAGTAGAACGTTGTTTAAAAGAAAAAGGAATGGGTCCCCTGAGTCCAAAAGATATACCTCAGTTTGATCATAAGCTTGAAGCTATGCTCATTGAAGAACATATGAATAGTGTTCTTGCTGAATTAGAAGAAGAATCTAAACCAGAAGCTCCTAGTGTCTGGTCTAATTTGGACGCCCCGGCATTTGCCTCGCGACAGGAATGGGAAGTTCCCTTGAAGGAATCCCCTATTAAAGCGGCAGGTGTCTTTCCCGTTTCATTAAGTGATGGTGATGGTGATGAATCCTCGACAGAAGAAATATATGTCCCTGAGATGCCCATTGATAGCACATTGAAATTGGAAACACAATCATTTTCTGAAGAATATGACAAGCTAAGTGAATTTGTCAGTTCGTGGGGAATGTGGTTGTGGGAAGAGGTGAAGAGCTTTCCTGCTGATCTTAAGCGATTTTATGTTGGTGATCCCGAATATAACATTAAAGTTGTAGAATCAGTTGTAGCAAGTTTAAACATTCCTATCACTGTGGACGATAATATTCAAGTTACTCCGTTAAAGGCAATGGCAAATAATAATGCCCCTGATATACGAGATGACTGTATAAAGTTTGAAAATGGAGTCCCTGTTGATAATGGAAAAGTTAGGCCTAAGGATGGTCAAGGTGATTATTATCTAAGAACCTATACTACTTGCTCTGCCATTTATAATTATTGTAAACAGTATAAGAAAGTGATTGTTAAAGGAGTCATTTTTCTATGTTTATTGAATGTTGCATTTAGTGCAATGAAGGCTACTACTCCAGGACAGGAACCAATTCCTGTAGCTGTTGAGCAAGCTAGTCAAGTTCAGAATGTAGAAAATCTTAGTGCTGGTACACAAGGCAAAGGAAAGAATAAATCTGGAAGAGGTCGCCCCCGTAAGAATGTTGGAGTGCGCCGATTTTTCATTCCGAGTGGTGATGCAGAACCACCGGAGGAGGACTACACCATGTTCTCTGATAACGGAAGTTATGATGATCAATATGATAGTTTTGAAGAGGGCTATGATAATCGTAGATATATACCTGAGAAATTAAATGATACTGTAGAGCGTAAGAAGAACTATTATGATAGTCTTGCAACTCTTGATCCTCAAGGTGAAATATTTATGACAATTAAAGGGCCTGTGCTCGTTAAGAGTAAGAAACCGTCACTTCCCCCCAACAAGAAAATTGATGAACCGCTCCTAAGAAATAAGATTCGGAGGGCACGAAAACCCGTTCATGCTGACAAAACTGTAATACTTAACTTCTTGAAAGAAGCTCAATTGAAGTATTCCAAGGCGGCTCCTACTGCGCTTAAAAAGCAGTCGTTTGAGACCAATGCCTTGGCAGCAGGTGTTTATCGATTTTATCGAGTTGATGGAGAAAAGGCAACTTATTTGTGCTCAAGCACACACATTGGTGCAAAAATGTGGGTTGTTTTACATTCTCTCTCTGAAGATACATCCGTGAATTATAGAGCTATTAATCATGTTCATACGATTAATTTTAAGGGCTCTGATGTAAGTGTCTTTGGAGAACATATGGCAACATTTTCGATGCTTGGACATCCATCACCTTTTAGGAACACACATTTGTGTGTTATGGATGATGCTCAGATTGTAACAGTTTTTGGTTTTGGAAATGGTTTAAAGACCTATCCTGATTCTGTTACTGGATTTGCATCCCCTTTAGGTTGGTGTAATGCTAAAACCCGCGATGGTGATTGTTCCTCACCTGTTTTAAACAGTGAAGGTCACATCGTAGGTTTTTGGACACATGGAAATGGTGTTGATTTTGGAAGGTTTGAACCTGTAACCACAGAATTGATCACATATGCAAAGAATGGTCCAAGTCAGACTCATATCGGCTTGGATTTTCTCAATCGCCCCCACTCCCTCTGAATTTGGTAGAGAAACAAAAGCCCTTTTGGGCTCGGTATCCTGAACGCTATAAAATGCGTGGTGAGGTACCTTTGTTCCACGCAAGTGGTTCTCTTTCCATTGATCATGAAAAATGGATTTCAGATGATTATTTTGAGATGGTAGGCAGTATTAATCGTTTTCCTAGGTACAATAATAAGAGAATGATTGATCCGCAAGTGAAGATGTTTCTTGATGAACACGGTCTGGAGATTAATCCAGGATGGGACTTACCAGTTCCAAACCAAGAAGCAGCGTATAAATCCTTAGCTAAGTATGGAAAGGCTACTGTGGTTATGAAAGAGGATGATGTTACAGCGCTGAATGAAGCCTGGCATTATATGTCTGATCACTTTTATCCGTACATGAAAGATAGCGAGGTTATTTCACTTGATGCCGCAGTAAAAAGGGCAGACCGCACTACGAGTAGCGGCTGTCCCTTCAACCAAGAGTTTACTAAGAAAGGGGATCTTTTTGATAATGATCCCGAAATTATGGCTTGGCTGGAGGGTGATTGGAAATTATTGGCTGAAGATCCTTTTTGGACCACCATATTTTCATCATCTTTAAAAGAGGAATTAAGACCCGACGATAAGATAGCG